TATATACACCGCAATCTTACCATCGCTCATATCTTTTCTTAATCCCATAATTTCTTCTAATAATTTAGTAGAGGTATCTTCTTTACTAGCTCCACCACTAGAACCACCACCCATCAATGCCATTAAAATACCACCACCGATTGCTAATCCTGCTAATACAGGAAGTGCAGCGATACCCATTTGTCCAATCATTGCTAATGAAAGTGCCAATGCACTAAATGCTAATGCTAATCCTAATATTTGAGGAACTATTGCTATTAATCCCGTTACATATGTTTGTATTCCCCCTAACGTTGCACCCATTGCTCCTGCTCCTGCTGCTAATATACCCAATGCAGTTCCAAAGACTAACAATGCTAATGCACCCATCATAATTGGTCCGGCAAATGTTCCAAATATTGCAAGTCCAATTCCTAATGGTATTAATGCTAATCCAAATAATGCCAATTTACCAACATCTAATGCTGCAAAACTTGCTGTGAAACTTTCCATTGGTCCCGCAACATAACTTAATCCAACACCTAATACCATCATTGCAAGTCCTAATCCAGCTAATGCCAATAACCCAGCACCAAATACAATAGCACCCGGTCCCATCATTAAGGCACCTAAAGCAAATGCGGCTCCGGCGAATATTACCAAACCAGCTGCAGCTGCTAATACTGAATCAATTTTTACGTTTGCTATTAAACTCATAGCAAATGCAAATGGAATCAATGCTACTCCCAATACTGCTAATGCAATAGCTCCTTTAATGATTTGCTTTTCCGCCTTTGCCATGGCAGCAGCTATTCCAGCTAAAATAATTAATGCACCCAATCCCATTACAACATCTGGCCATTTTACGGTAGCAAACTCTTGAAATGCTTTTGCTGCTACAAATAACGCTGCTGATAATATTAATAATGCAACCGCTCCTTTTATTAAATCACCACTTTTTATTTTACCAAACTTACTTGCTTGTCCTGACTGGTCTCCACCCGCTGCTGCCGGAGGTGGTGTTGCTGCTGCGGCTGGTGTTTTATTTGCTTTAAATCTTTTATCCGGTAATCCTGCTTTTGTTAATGGTCCTGCCATTGAACCGGCTGCATCTAATCCGGATTGTGCTGCTTTTAAACCTAACATTTTAGCAATTGCTTTACCAATCCAACTCACCATACTTCCAAGTCCACTAAGTATTCCGTTAATTGGTTTCATCATAAAACTCATTGCCTTTGTTAAAGCAGGTATTTTTATTCCCATTTGACTAAGATGTGCTCCGAATTGTGCACCCGATAAAACCAATCCACCCATTCCTTTTAATGCCTTTCCTGCTATTGAATCACCAATAACATGCATTAATGTTGAAATTCTTTCGTATTGTTGTGCCGCCACACCATGCATACCTTTTAATGTTTCTTCATGTGCTACCATCTTCTGCATTTCTGCATTTGAAACACCTAATGCTTTTGCTACCGCTTGTCTTTGGTAGTAATCCATTTTATTATATTCACTTATACCACCAATTGCTTCCAATCCCGCTTCCATACTCTCTGCGATTTTACCATTGTATGCTAACTCTCTCGCCTTTCCTAAGTTTAAATCTCTACCTAATAATACAGATGCTTCCATTTCATCAGCTACCGATGTTTGGTAATCTAATAAATGGTCTGCCATTTTTTCGGCTGTTCCTAATCCTATACCTAATTTAGCTGCTGCTACCGCTGCTTCTGCAATATTTTTTCCACCCTCTTGAGTAAATTTAGCCATAAATTCACTATTATTAGCAATATCTTTCATTGCTTCACCTGGCATTACACCATTTGCTGCTGATAATGCTGAAACATATTTAAGTGTATTTTGTCCAGTCATCCAACTTTGTCCTTGTAGTTCACCGAATGCCGTTGATAAATATGCTGCTTGCTCACCACTTAATTTATAATGGTATGCTAACATCGCTGCATCGGCTGCCATACCATTTGATATATGACTAGTATCTCCTAACTCTTTACCTAATTCTTTTACTGCCTCTGCACTTTCTTGACTTAATATTCCAGCAAGTAAGATTTGAGATTTAAATCCCATAGCTTGTGTTAAGCTATATCCCATCTCTCTACCAACTTCGTGAAATTTATGTGCTAATTCACCTGCTCCAAACAAAGCCATTCCAATCATATTTCTAGTAGAACTAAAAAATACTTCTGTAGCGGTTGTTATTTTTTTAAAAGTTTTATTTATACCTTCTAAATCTTCACCCAATTCTTCGTATAATTCTTTTGTTTCTTTTGATAGATTTGCAAATTTGCCGGCATCTTCTTTCATAGTTGATAATGCATCAATTTGTTGATACATACTACTAATTATTGCTCTATCTATATCTGCTTTATCACTGGTTTCATCAAATAATCCTTCCGAAATTGTAAGTTGAGATTTCATTGCAGCAATTTGATTATCAATTTCTTGACTTTTTGTTGCAATTGCTGCCGAATCTTCTTTATTTAATCCCGCTAATTCTGCAATTGATTGTAAAGTAGTTGCATATGATTTTGATGCTTCCTCAAATCCATCTTTTTGATTATTAGATGCTAATCCAATACTATCCGCTAAATTAACTCCAAATTTAACAGAACTTTTTAAATGATGTTTTAATTTTTCCTGCAGTTCAGACATACTATTAATCGTCTCTTCCGCTGCTTCGTAGTTTTGTTTTAATTCTTTAAGAGCTGTATTTTCTGCATTTACTAACTCAACTACTTTTTTTAATTGTTTAACTTTGCTAGCTAATAATGACGCATCTGCTTTAGCTATAGCATTACCTTCTTCTAATGTTTTGCGTTCTTTTTCACGTAACTCCAAAACTTCAGCAACTAATGCTTTTCTAGCTTTCTCTAATCCAGTATCATTTGGGTTATTAGCCATTTATTATTGTCCGTGATATTTTTTCATGTATTTATCAAAATCACTCCAATCATTTTTCATTTTTTCCATTTTCTTAGCCACTTCTGGATGCACACCTGCCTTTTCAGCTGCTTTGATATATCTATCTGCTACACCCCTTTGTAATGATTTAAAAAAATTATCTACAATTGAAGTTAATAATCCTTCAGAAATTTGTTCTTTATTATTTTCCATATCTTTGCATGATTTTATATAAATATCATATAAAACAAAAAGTTAGGAGTTTATCTTCTCCTAACTTTACTATTTGTTTTTTGTATTTGTTCGTTTTCTTTCTTTTTTATTTCTACTAATTGATGCACATACATTTTTCGTATATGTAGTGGTAAATTATACACATCAGAGAATGTAAATCCTCCTCCACCTTGAAAAACCAAAAAGAATAGTTCTTCATAAAGTGATTTTGTATAATTAGGCGGTAGGGTAAAAAAAGCTAATCCCAAAGGGGATATCAAGTGCCTCCGACTCACCCGTAACTTCTGATACAAAATCATATTTCATATTTAAATCGGGAGAAAGTTCTTTAAAGAAATTTCTCAATGCCTTTGTATCACCTGCTAACATATTTGGTACAAACTTATTAATAAATCCTCTATCGCTATTACCATCTACTTCTACAATCATATATTTAAATCTTGTAGTAACATCAGTACCTACACTCTTGCCTTTTGTTAATCTTTCCATCGCTTGAGTTTCTTGTGTGATATCTTTTTCATCTTTATGTGTAAGTAATCTAACTATTAATTTCTTTTTAGAAACCGGTAGAGTTAACTCATATCTATTTTGTGGATTTAATCTACTATAATCAATATCTTTGGTTTGGATTGCAGATAAATCAATTGTTACTTTTTGTTTTTCACCACTAAAAGGGTCAGTTATTTCTACATCATAATCAGGACCATATCCTAACATACGAGTTGCTAAATAAACTGCATTGATATCACCGATTACCAAATCATCTACACTTACACCAGGTTGAACTACTACTGATTCTAATAATTTTTGTAGAACAATACCTTTGTTAATTAAGTTTCTATCAGCTAAGATATCTTCTTCTCTCGCTGTCATATACTTAATTTCTAATGTTCCTTTACTCAATGGATTTGATTCTGCGTATACTTTACCTTCTGATGGTAATGATATAACTTGCGTTGGAAAATCAAATGTTGGAGCTGCTTGCTGTGTTTGTTGAGGTTGTACTATTGTTGCACCTCTTTGAATGTTTATGTTTTCTTCCATAATAACTTTTTGTTTGTTTTATATAACTATTTGTTTTTTAAATTTTTATTCTTCACCGCCTAAATCATAAGTATCTTCCCATTCTTTTACCGATTTTGCTTTTCTTTTTTTGAATTTATTTAGTTTAGTTGGTTTTAACGAATCATCATCTTGTGTAGAAAATGGTTGATTTGATGTTGTATAACTCCATGCCGAACCACTCGGATACCCATATGTAGTTGATGTACTTCCAAATCCAAATGGTGGATTAGCTATTGTAATAGAACCACTTCCAGGTGTTGTTGTAATCGTTGTACCATTAGTATCGCCACAATTTATTTGAAATGGGTTATATGGATTGTATGGTTGGATAAATGGTAATGTTTGTATTGGTGCAGTATTTGGTGTTCCAAACGGAAATCCTATTGGTGTTTCATCTTTAACCTCTGCTAATTTTTCTTTTAATAAATCCCATTGTTTTGGAGTAATATTATATTCATGTACTCCGTCCGTAAATCCTTTTAACCAAAGTGTAAATTCTTTTGATGTCATAACTATATATTTGTATATATAAATATAACGAAAATAAAAAAGGGAAACAAATAATGTCTCCCTTTTCTTTTATATTTTTCTTTAGATTAGAATTCTAAGATTGCGTAATCGTAAGTAATTGTTAATGATATCATAACTGGATCGTTTGAACTCCAATCTACATCACCAAACTCTGCCGAAGAAATCCAAGCACCAACAATTTTCCATTGCTCTACTTTATCACCCACAGGTCCTAACATATAGAAATCGATATTCTTTTTGTAGAAATCTGCATATCCATCTCTACCAGTGATAGATTCATGTGATGTTCTAATCCACTCCATTACTGCTTGTGCACCACTTGGAACGATTGGGTCATATAGAGTGATAGTGATATCAGTCCAATTTGATTTACCCTTAATTTTTCTCTTTAAATTGATATGGTCTAATTCTACAACTTCACTTTCTAACTTAGGTCTGTTTGCTGTTTTAATCATGAAAGATGGAATACCATCAATTTCCATAATGAAACGATTCGCTAACTTTGGTTCAAAGTTTGTATAAAATATCTTATCAAATGATAATACGTCAGCCATTGTTTATTTCTCCTTTACTTATTATAAGTATATCTTTTTTTAATTATGCGTTAAAAGTTGCCCCAGTTGGTAAAACATTGAAATCAATTTGAATGAATTCAGCAGTTTTAGTTGGTTGTAAGAATATTGCACCTTTTAAGATGTTTCTATCGATTACGTCTGGAGTGTTGTTGGTTTCATCCATTACAACTTTGAATGCGTATAAACCTTGTCTTTGTTGAATGTTTTCTAAATAAGGGTTAACCGTATTTAAGAATTTGTTTCTAGTATCAATTGTGTTTTGTTCGAACAATAAATATCTACTTGTTGAAGCAATATACTTCTTAACTGTGATAAGTAATCTTCTTACATTGATTCTATCTAATGCCGATGGTCTACTTTGTAAAGTCTTTTGTCCGAATGCTACGATACCTTGTCCAGGGAATTGAGCGATTGGATTTACTTTTCCTTCATATAAAGTATCTCTATCAGAATGTGTTAATCTATCTAATACTGCTACTGCTCCAGTGATACCACCTCTATTCAAACCTGCTGGTGCGAACCATTCTGCTGATGTAGCATCGTTAGCTGCATAAACTCTAGGTAATAAAACTGATGGTGGAACTGTTATTAATTTGTTTGTGTTTGTATCGATTGTTTTAACCCAAGGATAGTAAACTGCTGCATAGTTAGTATCTAAACCTTCTGCTACACCTACTACCGTTTCAATACCAGCACCTTGTCCTGCTGCATCCATAATATAAAACGTATCAGCTCTGTTTTCGCAAACATCCATTGCAGCTTGAGTTACATTTCCGTGGTCGTTATGATTAACACCAGGTAATACTAATAAATTAATATCCCACTCATCTACATTTGATAATGCATTTAAACACTTTTTGTATGCTTCTGAACCTTTTGTTGCAGAAGTTGATAAATCAAATCCTTGAACGTTTGCAGAAATAATATCTAATCCTTTGTTGATTGGAGTTGTTGGATTTACACCATCAAATCCACCTTGGAAAGCTACTGTGAAAGTTCTATATGAAACTTCTAATGCAGTTGCATTTGAAGTTAAGGCTAAATTAGTTTGTGCATCTAAACCAAATGTTACATTAGAACCAGTTGTAGCTCCTTCTGGAATTGGTTTTAAATAAAATGCGTTATCAGTATTTCCTTCTAAATCAATACCACTACATAAGATTGAAGAACCACTCGATGCTGTTGAATAAGTAACAACTGGAACTTTTGTATCTGATGAAGTTTTAATTGGTAATGTATATGCACCATGTCCGTAAGGAACTGCTGCCACAGGAGCTGAATCACTTACATCTACTCTAATATATTTAGATTTATTAGTCCAATCACCTAATGTAGTTACTTTACCATTTGCATCAATTGTACTTACTTCATCACCGATTACTCTAGCGATATAGTTAGTTGAATTTGGGTCTAAGTTTACATTATTAAATTGTTCTAAAATTACTTTTCTCTTATCAGTATCATCATATTTTCTAACAAATACTGAGAACGTACCGTAATCAGAACCATTGATATCACCTGCTGCTTTAATGTTACCAATTGTAACTTTAAATCTAGTGTTCTCAACGTTACCATCTGCTAATGTATAAAAAGTGAAAAGGTCATATCTACTACCACCGATTAATTGTGATTTAATCCAAGGAGTTTGTGCTCCCTGTACATCATATGAACTACCACTAAAATCTTGTTTAGGTAAATTACTTGCAGTTACACTTGCTGTCATATTATTTGCAGTTGCATAATCTAATAACGCTTTTGCCTTATTAGTAAAATTTGTATATGCATATGCTCTTTTAGCACCTTTTACTGATGTACCAAATACATTTTCAATAGAAGCTACACTATTTGGATTTACCGATGCTTCAATAGATGCATCAGCTGGATCTAATAAAGTTGCTGCTAATAAAAATGAACCATTTGTATAGCTACTTACTACTTCTGCATCTAAAAATCCATTATTAGTGAATCCTTCTCCGAGTATTGTTGGATTTAAAGTACTTACATATGATGAAGTTATACCCAATGCTGAACTACTAATTCGTAATTCTACTACAATTGGATTTTCTTGTTCGTATCCACCTAATCCACCTACTCTACAAATAGTTACTAAACCAGTCTCTCTTAAATAGTTTTGAGCGGTTAATTCTGTGTAATACGTTCCATCAGCTGCACCAAAGATATCTTCTAACTCAGATGGTGATGTGATTATTGTTGGTTTAAACGCCGGTCCTTGTTTGAAAGGTCCTACAATTGCTCCACCAATAGCTCCAACTCCTTGTGCTATGAATGATAAATCGTTTTCTCTTGTAAATACACCCGGCGATACTAATTTTTCAGCCATTTTATTTGTTCTCCTTATAAATTATGTTATAATATTCTAATATAAATATACAAACATTGTTGTAAAAATATATTATTTTGTATTTGTTGGTGTAAATTCCCCAGTATTAGTATCTAGATTTCCATCTCCATACTCTTTTTGGATTTCACCTAAGAAGTTTTGTTCTTCTAATCCGATTCTTTCAAGTTCTTCGAACATATTTTGTTCGTCTATTTTAAGTTGTCTTTGTTGAATTTGGTTTTGTCCTATAATGAATGTTAATTCATTAAATTTTAACTTAAATTCGTTTACTTGTTGTAACTGCTCTGGTTTGATTTGTGCCATAGTTTTTTATTTTATTTGTTCTATATATAAATATATATTTTTTTACTCAAACGATATTATAATCCGTATCTTCCTTTTAAATTATTCCAAACATTTCCTATTTCAGTTGCAGTTAATGCTCTTTGATAGAAAAAGAATGAACCTAAATTACCAGTATTATTTTGCATTAAATAAATATCAGATGTTCCAGTAGTTGCTGCTGCGGTTGTTGATGCAGATGCTACTTCTGAGTTGTTATTGTATATTTTTGTTGTACCAGCACCTGTTGTAACTGCAATCATTCTCCAACCTGTTAAAGTTTGACCTGTTGCTGATGTGTTACCATTCGGTGTTGATGTAAATGCGATAGTTGTTGAACTTGCATTTAATGTATAATCAGTTCCTCTACTTAATATATTACCACCACTTGCATTTACAAACGCTATAATAGTATATCCATTTCCAGATGTTGTATTAAAGTTTGCATTACCAGTACCACTACTATATGCTTGTTCTTTGATACCATATTTACCACTTGCAAATGTTAATGATTTTGGAGATGTTCCGTTGAATGTTGGTGCTACTATTGCCGGATTAGAAGTTCCACCGGTTAAGTTAAAACCAGTTGAATATCCTGCTACATCATTAAAGTTTGTAGTTGAAACTGCTGTGTTATAAGATGCCGCAAATTGAGGTTCTAAATAACATACTAAATTTGTCCAAGGAATTGGTGCAGTTGCTGCTCCTTTATTATGTGAAACAAATCCATTAGCTAAATAAGTATGTGCTGAATCTACTGTGATTGTTGCAATTTCTAATGTTTTATTTACAAATTGTACTAATTCTACTAATACATCTTCTACTAAACCAGTTACCGGATTGTATTTAACTAATTTATCACCTTCAACAACATCTTCTGCTCTTGTAAATTGATAAGTTTCAGTTAATGCATCCCATACAAAGAAAGGATGTGCGTGAGTTGATTTAATTGCACCATCATTAATAGAAACATATGAATCTGCAAATGAAAAATAAATATTACTTACTTCTGCATTTACAATTTCACCATTTGAACCAGTTGTGTTATACCACCAATACCATTCACCTTCATCGTTTGTTGGAAACCACTCTGGCATATCAGTTGGTACGAATGTTTTAATCATATCACCAGCATACAAATCACCTGCTTTTACAGTCGAACCATCTGCTAATAAAATATCAGTATCAGTACTTACACATAACACATCTGAATTGATTGAGTTGTATGAATCTACTGAATAAATTGTTTTTGTACTTGCATTACCTGCTCCTCTATTTCCCGTTCCGTTTGTAGTATATCCATCATCATAATATGCAGTTAATGTTGTTGCATTACTACCACTTAATACTGAAGCTGCTAATGCTTTTGCACTAATAGAAGTTGTTGCACCATTTGTACCAATTGTAAAATATGTACTATCGTTTACAGTCACACTATAATTAGCTGCTTGTATCTTTACTCTATTATCAAATGCTAAACCTTGTCCGGTAAATGCAAATGTTAAATTTTCTGATGTACTTTCTACTATATAAGTAAATGGTTGCGTTACTGCTACATTACCATATATAAATGAACTCATTGATACCGGTGTTCCTGCCAATGCGTTTGCTGCATTTAATGAAGATGATACTAAACCACTTCTAGTTGTACCATTCCATGCTTTGTACAAATTTCCTAAACTTAAATTACTTGCTGCCATATTATTGTTTTCCTTTTAACTATTATAAATATCTAATAAACTATTAACCCATTTGTTTCTATCCGAATACTCCAACATATATTCTTTTATTTTGTTGAACCAATGTTTTTTGTATTCGTAATCACTATTTTTAATCCATTGTATTGTTCCTTCAAATTCAGTTTTAGTATCTGCTCTAAAAGGATATACCCAATCTTTCATCCATTCTTTACTTAATATAGGTAGTTTTCCATAATCAACCGCTTGAAATATTGAATATCCAAATGGTTCATAATTAAAACAACTATGTGAAATTCCCCAATCTAAACGATAAAACCAATCTAACTTACTATAATCAAACATATATCGTTTAGCTTTTTTGAAATTCACCCCATATCCCTTCTCCCACACATCATTTAGAACTTTTAGCGTTGTAAATAAATAACAATCTATATTTTCTAAATACCAAACTCTCTTCCTTGTTTCAGTTCTCGCTGCAAATCCTACTTTTGTACTATCACTACATTCTAAATTATGAGTAAAATCATAATAATTAGGAATATCAATGAACTCATACTCTGCATGCTTTGGAGTTTGAAATAATCCTATCCAAATTCGTTTCTTAGCTGATTTAATTATATTATTTTCCCACTCCGAGTCTGCTCCATAATGTTGCATACCTGGTGCTTCTGAAAATAATCCAGCTTTGAGAGACATATCAATTGAATTATGCATTACATAACTTTCAATCTTGTCCAAATTGTTTAGGATTGCTGAGTTAGGGTAGTAGTGTCCGTGTAGTATGTGTATTCGCCGAGCACTATTTATAAGTTCATCGAACTTATCTTTATCATCCACTTGCCAATAAATTTCGAGGGGGAATTTCACCCCCTCAAAATCATCTGGTTTCTTTCTATGTATAAGTAGGATAGGTTTTACTTTTAAGTTAGGAACAACGTATTCTACAAAGTTATTCACCCAAACATCACTACCAGCACCTACTTTATTTCCGAAACCTGTTGTATAATATACATCATACATTTTTTATTATTTTTTTAGAGCTTCTACTTCTGCTTTTAATTCAGCTATTTGTGTTTGTTGCTCTTTAATTGCTTCTACTAATAAACCAACCATCTTAGAGTAATCGATACCTAAATATCCATCTTCTCTTTCTTTTACTACTTCTGGTAAAACTTCTTGCACTTCTTGTGCGATTAAACCAGTTGAAGGTGCGGTTTTAGTTACTTCATTTGCATCTTCATTCCATTCCCAAGTTACACCATTTAATTGTTTAACTTTATTTAATGCATCTGAAATGTTTACGATGTTATTTTTTAATCTTCTATCTGAACCTGAGAACGCTACGATATCACCCGTTGCAGATACACTTGCGAATGCTACTGCTGAGTTTGTTGCTACCGCTTGTCCAATTGAAATTGTTGGAGTTGCACCTTCACCACTATTGTTTGTGATTGTAACACCAGTTCCTTGTACTAAACTTGCTACATAATCACCGGTTGTATCAGTTCCTAATGCTACCGAATTAGCAGCAATTGTTGTTGCAAATGAAACGTTAGCTAAATCTGTTATTGTACCAGTACCTGTTACATCACCTGTTAACGTAATTGAAATATCTTTTCCTTCCAATGTTGTTACTCTACCACTTAATGCATCTGTTACAGTTTTAACTGAACCACTTATTGTTGATATAGAAGTTGCAGTTGCACTTGCTACACTTGCAGAAGTTGCAAAAGTATCGGTTACTGCTTTAACTGAACTACTCAATGAAGTTATAGAAGTTGCAGTTGCACTTGCTACACTTGCAGAAGTTGCAAACGTATCGGTTACTGCTTTAACACTTGAACTTAATGAAGTTATAGAAGTTGCCGTTGCACTTGCTACACTTGCAGAAGTTGCAAACGTATCGGTTACTGCTTTAACTGAACTACTTAATGCGGTTATTGATGTTGCTGTTGCTGATGCTACTGAACTACTTACTGCGAATCCACTTGCTGCTACCGATGCACTTAATGCTACTCTTGCTGCATTTGAAGCACTAAATTCAGTTGCTGCACTTGCAGAGTATGCCGATGCACTTTGGAATGCTCCCCATGCACTTGCACTATTTGCAGTTATATTTGTTGTTTGAGTATTATCAGTTGATGCATTTGATGCACTAAATGAAGTATACTCTGCTTTGCTTGCACTAATTGAAGTTGCTAATGAACTACTATATGATGATGCACTTTGGAATGCTCCCCATGCACTTGCACTTACAATCGTTACACTTGCATCTGTTGCGAATGTTGAATCCAATGAAGAACTAAATAATTCTGCTGCTGCTAATCTACTTGCTACCGATGAACTATATAAAGATACATTTCCAATACCAGTTATAGTTGAAGCACTTAATGCACCAATTACTGATACTGAACCACTTACTCTTAATGAACCTGTTACTGAGGTTACTGCTGCTGATGAAGTACCAAATGAACTATCACCTCTTGCCGTAACACCTTGATCTAATAAAAATCCGTTTCCGGTATTTGATAATGTAGAAACTACTACACCATTAGATACCATTTTGATTGAACCGGTTGAAATATATAAATCTCTGAAAAATTTATCTACTGAACCTAAATCGTATGTATTACTTACTCCAGGTATAATTGAACCTGTTAAATTTATATCACCATTTATGAATTGAGAACCTGTAAAATAATTTGGATAAGTAACACCATCTCTTAGTGCAAACGCACCATTACTAAGCATCTGAGAAAATGTAATTGCCGAACTAGTAATACTAAGCAAAGAAGCTGCAGTTAATGTTGTAACTACTGCACCACCTTCTACAAATTTAATTGAACCAGTTGAAATATATAAATCTTTCCAAACTTTTGAAGTAGAACCCAAATCAAACGTATTATCTACGGATGGGATTAATGAAGAACTTAAAGATGCTACAACATTAACAGTATCACTCACATTATCACCAATTGTAATTGCTCCACCTAATGTTAAGTTACCATCAATTTGTGCATTTCCAGTTACTCTTAATGAAGATGCTGATACCCAACTTGATGCTGATACCGATGAACCTACGAATACTGATGATGTTCCCGCTGCTGCTAATAATATATCACCAGTTGCTCCACCTACTTGTAATGTGTTTAAATCGGTGTTTACATATGGTTCACCAAATGCTAACGAACCTGATTTCTGTGCGGTCGTACCACGTCTAAATTTTAATCCCATTGTTTGTTTTTGTTTGTTTTGTATTTATCATTAGAGACATTGATGTAAACTTTATTGTATATAGTAATAAATATTAAATTCCTATTAAGAACCTACTTTATTTTCTAATTCTTTTATTCTTTTTTCTTGTTCTTTTACAACCTCAATTAATAAACCTACAATCTTATCGTAATCAACACCCAAATAACCAGTATGTGTTTCTTTTACCAATTCCGGCAATACTTTTTCAACATCTTGTGCTATCACACCATAATCATGTTTACCTGCTTTAAACATAGAGTTAACATTCCAATCAAATTCAACACCTCTTAATTGTTGTACTTTTTCAATAGGGTTAGAAATTAATTTAATATTATCTTTTAATCTTTCATCAGATGTTGAGTATGCTACTACATCACCGGTTACATATATACTACCACTAATAACTTGATCTTCTTTAAATGTGTTTGAACCAGTTGTTGCAAAAATTGCTACTGCACTTGCACTATATGCCGATGCACTTTGGAATGCTCCCCACACACTTTGAGAATTTATAATTATTCTATTATCTACTGATGTTGAATATTCCGTTACATTACCTATACCATTTATACTACCACTAAATCCTAATGATGCGGTGATTGAACCTGTTATTAATAATGCAGTTGCACTATATTGGTCTAAACCGTTTTGTGTTAATCCAGTAAATGTAATACTATCAACAACTTGAATACTTTTAGAAGTTGCACCTTTAATTAAGATATTTCCTAAAGTACCATTTGTTTCATATTCTAATACCGGTAAAGTTGCACCTACCAATGTTGTTGCTACTAATGTATCACACGTTATTGTTCCACTTGCACTAATATGTGTAGAGGATGTAATACTTGCAAATTTAACGGATGAACCAGTTGTTAATCCACTTGTAATTGCACTAACTTGTGTTCCTATATGTGTAAAATCAATTCCTGTTTGTCCGTTAGTATCGTTGAATGTTAATGTACTTGCACTAATTCTTGTATCAAATGAAGCACTATCTACTTTATATGAAGAACTAAATACATTTATTGTTCCACTAATTGAAGAACTATAATATATTGAAGAACTTTGTAAACTTGCACTTACTAAACTTAATGAAGAACTGAATGAGCTACTATACGAACTTGCACTTTGGAATGCTCCCCATGCTGATGCACTTGCTTCTGTTATGTTTGTATCTTGATTTGCATCTCTTGTATAAATTGATGCCGAATATGAAGATGCACTTTGGAATGCTCCCCATGCACTTTGAGAATTAATTAATACACTTTGAGTTGTATTATTAATTGTTGTATAAAAACTACCACTATAAGATGATGCACTTTGGAATGCTCCCCATGCACTTGCACTTACTATTGAATGCGATACACTTTGTGTAGTGTCTGTAAAATATATAGATGAACTTAAATTAGTAATATCAATTGTTGTACTTAATTGTGTTTCACTACCCTTTTTACCAGCTTTCCAAATATCATTTGTTACATCCCATATTAAAGAACCCGTTACGTTACTTGCGCCAATTTTATCAGTTACTTCAATACCACCATTTACTGCACCACCCGCATCTACTTGTATTACACTTGCAGATAAATTTACAGTTGTTGCATTAATCGTTGTAGTTGTACCTCTTACTAAAAAATCACCTTGAATTGTTACAGATGAACCGGTTAATTCTATTGCGGTTTTTAAAGAAGATGTATAATTTTCTATTGAATCTATTCTTTGGTCAAACGAACTACTATCATTTTTATATTCACTACTACTAAATGTTTGTAATAATCCTACCGATGTCGAAACACTTGCACTAAATAATATTAATACACTTGCGGTTGATTCTACTAAATCTAATCTACTATCAAATGAACTACTATCATTTTTATATTGTGATGAACTAAACGTTAATAAAGATGCACTTACATTATTTAAAGATTGGGAAGTTGCAATATACGAACTACTTACATTAAATAAAGATGAACTTACACTATTCAAAGATTCTGAAGTTGCATTATAAGATGATGTAATAGATGCGGTAAATGAATTAACACTACCACTATGTTGTTCTAAATTATCTAATCTAGTATCATCTGATGTTGCTGCTATTTCTAAACTATCTAATCTACTATCTACTGATGTAGAGAATACTTTTATATCTATACCATTAACCGAACCACTTAAAGAACCTGTGATTGAAGTAATGTATGCTGTTTTCCAATATGTTGTAGTATTACCTAAGTCAAATGAATTGTTTGATTGTGGTATTAAAGATGAAGAAAGTGATGCTACTACTGTAACCGTATCAAGTGCATCACTATCACCGAATGTTAAATTACCTACAATTCTAGCGTTACCACTTATAAATAAATTTCCACTTGCACTTATATCACCACTAACCTTAACACTACCACTATTTAAATCGTTTAATTTTGCTAATGTAATTATACTATTCGTATTAGTACCTACTTGTAACGATTGAGAAGTTTGGTTGTAATATAATTCACCATTTGATAGTGAACCGGTTGTTACACCTCTTGCTATTTGAAATAATGCTCTTGCCATTTAAATATTTTATTCTTTTTTATAAATATCAATTTTAATTAAAATCCAAATCACCCTCTGCATTTATATATTTTGCTAAGTGATAATAGTTTGCAGTTACACTACCGGTTGTTACATTAAATGCAGTTGCACTCATTGATACATACGTTAGATTACCAATTTTTATATCAAGTGAATTTTGTAATGCTGATATTGTTGTATTACTTGTACTATCTTCTATATAGTTTACTGTGCCTGCTGCGTTTGGGTCTAGATTAAAATCAAATGTATTAGGTCCTGCTGCTACTCCAACTTCACTTCCGTTTACTAAAAATGAACCGGTTACTGAAACTGAACCTGTGAATTGATGTATATCATCGGCTGTATTACCGAATTTAGAACTACCACTTTCAAATATAACCGATGATGAAATTATATTAATATTAAATTGTCTTGCATTGATTTCACCCAATACGGTTAAACTACCGGTAATATTTGCACTTCCACTTAATTGAAAATTGTTGTGTGTAATGCTTAAAGTATCGTTAATTGATAACCCACTACCACTTAATGAACCACTTGCATCGATATCACCATCTGTAATTACATCTCTAACTACATATAAATCTCTTTGTATTGTAATATCATCACTAACGAATAAAGAACCCGATGTGATTGAATTCGTTGTTACTATTGTTTCTACTGACTGAACTGAACCGGATTTCTTAAAATATAATTTACCATCGTAAGTATTAATTGCTACTTCACCAAAGTTAATTGAACCCGTATCAGGAACCCTACCAGGAACGGCTGAGCGTTTTAGTATAATGTTTTGAGCCATATGTATGGAAACGTTTTATGT